GGGGGTGGCGGTGGTGGCCCTGGAGATGGCGGTCGTGGAGATCGTAACAGTGTTGATATTGGTTTTGTAAATGCTTTAGCTGATCAAGTTGCAGAAGAGCAAGAAGCGGCAGCAATTGCTGATTCTAATGAGATGATGTCACCTTTAGGCGGCGCTGATGCGATAGCGAGAAGTAATTTAGTTGATGCCTTTATGGATACGAAAGACGGTCGTGATCTAGCGACGTTTAATGATAGTTTTACAGATATTCCAAGTCCAGTTACTTCAGCCTCAAGTGTGCCTGTTTCTAATATTGCGACAGATGATATTGGTGTTAATACTTTAGATGAGGCTTTTTTAAATCAATACAACGATCCGAATCTTTCAGTAAATATTCCTGGCACAAACGTAAATATGCCTGACGTTTCTTCATTACTTGGCGGCGTTGTGAGGCCCGATATGATGCCTCCTGGTTATCAGCCTACGCCTGACGATCCAACCTTTGAGGGTTTAACTTCTAATGCGCCTTCTATGTCAATGAATATGGGTCGCATAGATCCAAATTTAGGTGCGCCTATAGCGCCTGATTATGGCGATTTAAATATTGATATGGGTACAGATAACCTAGGCGGTGTTGGCGTTGGTGTTGAAGATCCTACTTTTGGTTATAACATTGATATGGAAAGTGATCCTTTTACTGGCGCAAGCGCGTTTACAGGACTTGATGCTCAAACGCCAACTGGAATGCAAGATCCATCACAGGTTGCTACAGGTATTGTAAACTCACCTCAATTAGATGAATCTGCGAGAGATGCTATTGTTGCTGCAAGAGCTTCAGATAATTTAAATCCACAGGGTCCTACATTCACTCCGTCTATTCCAGAATTGACAGGCCCTGCTTTAGCAGAGGCAACAATGGGCGCTCCAATTGGTGATCCTGCTATGGACAGAAGAGAAGCTGCGCTTGGTGATATGAACACTCCAGAGCCTATGGGTACAGATTTTGGCACTTTAGAGGCTTCTTTAAGTTCTTCTCCATCTAATATTGGTTTACCTTCAGATTACGATCCATTACAAGGCGCAAAAAATTATCGTCAACAAGCAGAAGCTATGAGAGTTGCGGAAGCTGGTGTTCAGAATCAAGAAGACATTGAGGCAAATAAGGGCAAATTTAATCTTTTAAGCTTACTTCCCGGAGCTAGTTTACTAGGAACTTCAGAATCCAGAAAACAAAAAGCAATTAATCAAGTAATAAGTCAAAGCGGCGGTTCTGGTTTACTTGGCACTGGTATAGGTGGTGCTACAGGTATTCTTGGCACTGGTGCTACTAGATTTAATCCTGTTTATGATAAAGACGGTAATTTTGTAGGTTCCCAAGGTGTTAGCGATAAATCTGGTGAAACTGTAAGTTACATGGGTGATATGCAAGGTGATGAAGGTTATTTTGATAGTGATGGAAATAATGTTGAAATGTCAAAGGCAATTGAAGGTTATCAAGAAGATATAGGGGGTCAAGGATCTCCTGAAGGACTTGATGAGCCATATAACCCTTGTCAGCCTGGCTTTGAATTAGATCCAAATACAAATACTTGTGTTCCTATTGATGTTGTTGGCGGAGGTGGCGGTTCTTCTGGGCCGATTGATTTAAACCCAATTATTAGACCTACAACACCAGTTGTAACGCCAGATCCAGTACCACCCACACCAGTTGTAAGTCCTGTTTTAAGAATGCCAAAACAATTTAATATGGGCGGTGCGACTTCAGGTTCTAACTTAGATGGTGCAATTGGTAGGTTACTAAGCTCGATGTCATGAATGAAATTAGCAAGTTTACAGATTTTTTAACGGATGAGGAACTTGCTACAGTAGCTCCTATGCTAGAGCGTTTAACAACGTTGGACGATAGGGCTGAAAAACAAAAAGATTTCATGGCTTTTGTAAATCATGTGTGGCCTCAGTTTATTGAGGGGCGTCATCACAAGGTTTATGCTGAGAAACTCCAAGCTGTGGCAGATGGTAAGATAAAAAGGCTTATTATTAATATGCCGCCACGTCATACTAAGAGCGAATTTGCCTCTTATTTGTTTCCAACGTGGCTTATGGGCCGAGATCCTACTAAAAAAATCATTCAAGCGACTCACACGGCTGAATTAGCTGTTGGTTTTGGTCGAAAAGTAAAGAATTTAATTGATAGCGATGACTTTAGGGACATTTTTCCTGATGTTAAGCTTGCATCAGACGCAAAAGCCTCTGGTCGCTGGAGTACCAACGGCGGTGGGGAGTATTACGCGGTTGGTGTGGGGGGTGCGTTAGCTGGCCGTGGTGCTGATTTGGCTATTATTGATGATCCTGTGTCTGAGCAAGACGCTTTAAGCGCTACTGCGCTAGATAATATCTACGAATGGTACACTTCTGGCCCAAGACAGCGTTTACAGCCAGGTGGTTCGATCATTATTGTGATGACTAGGTGGTCTATTAGGGACTTAACGGCTAAAGTTTTAAAAAGACAGAGCGAAAAGGGCGCTGATCAGTGGGATATAGTGGAATTCCCTGCAATTATGCCTTCTGGCACCTCTTTATGGCCTGAATACTGGGATTTAGAGGAGTTAGAGAGCGTAAAAGCGTCTATTCCTGTTGCTAAATGGAATGCTCAGTATATGCAAAACCCTACCGCTGAAGAGGGTGCAATTATTAAAAGAGAATGGTGGCAGCAGTGGAATAAGGAAGATCCGCCCCCCTGTAGCTACATTATTCAAAGTTACGATACGGCATTTAGTAAGAGTGACAGAGCTGATTACTCTGCTGTTACAACTTGGGGTATTTTTACTGAAGATAAAACAAATGAAGACCATATTATGCTTTTAGACGCTGTTAAGGGTCGTTGGGAGTTCCCTCAACTCAAGCAAGAAGCAAATGATCTTTACAAGTTGTACGAGCCTGATATGGTTTTGATAGAGCAGAAGGGGTCTGGTATGCCGTTGACGCAAGAGTTGCGCCGGATTGGTATTCCTGTAACGCCTTTTACTCCGAGCCGTGGTGCAGACAAGTTTACAAGGATGCACTCTTGCGCTCCTGTGTTTGAAAGTGGAATGGTTTGGTGTCCTGATACAGTTTTTGCTGATGAAGTTATGGAAGAATGTGCTTCTTTTCCCAATGGTGAACATGATGACTTGGCAGATTCGATGACACAGGCTATACTAAGATTTAGACAAGGTGGTTTTATTACAACACCCACCGATTATGATGACGACGATGAATACACTTATAGCAAACGTAAAGAGTATTATTAAAGGAGAATTGGCAAGATGATGGGACGTAAAAATCAAGGTGTTAAGGAAAGCCAAATGATTTTAAAACTTTTGCAAGAGATGGCAGAAGGAGAAGCTGTTGAGCGTGGTAATAGAGCAGCTGCAATGGAAGCCGAGGAATCTGGCAAAACATTGTCTAATCGTGACATGGACTTGATTAATATGGCTTTAGGTAGAGGCGTTACAAAATCTGTTAGGCCACAAGCTAGACCTCAAGGCATGATGTATGGTGGTGAGGCTAAGAAGAGAAAAGTTAAAAATTATAAAGGCGGCGGTTGTGTTATGGCTGGTCGTGGTGGCAATTTTAAAGGAGTAAAGTAATGAAAGAAGATAATGGAATGGTTAAAACACCTAAGACGCCTACAGATGGCAACAGTCAAAATAAAATGGGTGTTATGACTCAATCTTATGAGAAAATGAAAAAGGCTCCAATTGAGGGTGGCACTGGTGCGGGTAATGCTCGTGGTGGTGGTGCTGCATTGCGTGGAACCAGATTTTCTGGCGTAAAATAATACTTGAAAAGGATTTTTAATGTTTCAAGTTTCGAGGTTGGGGTGGAGTAGAATAACTATGATTGGTTACCTCCCTACAGTCATAGTTGGCGGATACAATTTCACCTCAACACCTATATAGGAGATTTAAATGGCTATTGAAGACGACATGGGACCAGGTGGCGTACCTGAATTGCCTATAGTACCAGAACAACAAGTTCCTGTTGAAATGACTGAGATACCTGCTGATCCAGGTGTTTTTGAATTTGATGATGGAAGTGCTGTTATTGGTGATTATGAATCTCCAGATCAGGTGGTTCCAGAAATACCTTTTGATGGTAATTTAGCTGAAGTTATGGAGGAAAGCGCTCTTGGTAGAGTTTCTTCAGATTTGGTTGGATCTATTTTAGATGATTTATCTTCAAGACAAGACTGGGAGGATACTTATAAAAAAGGTCTTGAGTTTCTAGGAATGCAAACAGAAGACAGAACAGAGCCTTTTGAAGGGGCTTCTGGTGTTATACATCCATTATTGGCTGAATCAGTTACACAGTTCCAAGCGCAAGCTTATCGAGAGTTGCTGCCAGCGTCTGGCCCAGTTCGAGCGCAAGTTATTGGAGCGCAAAACGAAATGCTTGTTAAGCAAGCAGAGCGCGTTAAAGATTACATGAATTATATGATTACTTATGAGATGGAGGAGTATGATCCTGAGTTAGATCAGATGCTTTTCTATCTTCCTGTTATTGGATCTACATTTAAGAAAGTTTACTTTGATCCTTTAAAACAACGTGCGGTCAGTAATTTTATTCATGCTGAAGATCTTATTGTTCCTTATGGAGCAACAGATTTAGCGTCTTCTCCACGCATTACGCATAGAATATCTATGGATTCAAACGAAGTTAGAAAACTACAGTTAGCTGGTTTTTACAGCGATATTGAAATACCTGAAGATGGTTATGGTGAGTCAGATTCAGATGAGGTTACTGAGTCAATTGATGATATTCAAGGCGTACATCCCTCTAACGCATCTCGTGATTTAACTTTATACGAAGTTCATACATCTTTGGACCTAGAGGGCTTTGAAGATGTTGGTATGGATCAAGAGCAAACAGGATTAAAGCTTCCTTATATTGTAACCATACTTGAAGATAACAATGAGATATTAAGCATTAGACGCAATTATGATGAAATAGAACCTATGAAGCGTCAGAAGCAATATTTTGTTCATTACAAGTTTTTACCAGGTCTTGGTTTTTATGGCCTTGGCTTAACGCATATGATTGGTGGTTTGGCTCAAGCTTCTACTTCTATTTTACGTCAGCTTATTGACGCTGGAACATTGGCTAACTTACCAGCAGGATTTAAAGCGCGTGGCGCCCGTATTCGAAACGATGACGACCCGTTGCAGCCAGGAGAGTTTAGAGACATTGATGTTGTGGGTGGAGACTTGCGTGGTTCTCTTATGCCACTGCCGTTTAAAGAGCCGTCAGGCACCCTTTACAATCTTTTAGGTACTTTGGTTGATGCTGGACGTAGGTTTGCTTCTATGGCTGACTTAAAAATAGGTGAGATGGGTGGTGAGACACCTGTTGGCACAACAATGGCTATTATGGAGCGCGGCACAAAGGTTATGTCTGCGATTCACAAAAGATTACACTACTCACAAAAGATTGAATTTAAATTACTAGCTAAAATATTTGGTGAAGGCTTGCAGCCTTATCCTTATGCTCCGTCTATGGAGGTTGGCCCAGAAATTAAAGCACAAGATTTTGATAGACGTGTAGATGTTTTACCAGCTAGTGATCCTAATATATTTTCTATGTCACAAAGAATTGCATTGGCTCAAAGTGAATTGCAGTTAGTGCAATCAAATCCAGAAATACATGGTGGACCACAAGGATTGTATCAAGCATACAGAAAAATGTATGAGGCTTTAGGTGTAACTAATATCGAGGCAATATTACCACCTCCACCACCTCCTCCTCCCCCTGTTAATGCTGCAAAAGAGAATCAAAACGCTCTTATGAACCAGCCACTGCAAGCTTTTCCAGAGCAGGATCATCAAGCACATATAGAAACTCATTTAGCTGTTATGGCTACATCTGCGGTACAAATGAACCCAAATGCTGTGATGGCTCTTCAGGGACATATTCAAGAACACATTGGCCTTATGTCAGAGGGACAAGCTCAAGCACAAGTTATGCAAAGCATTCCACCTGAGATACAGCAAGATCCACAACAAATGGAAATGATGATGCAGCAAATCAAACCACAGATTGATAAGATTGCAGCTCAAATTATTGCAGACACCACAGAGCAATTAGCTCAAGCTGTAACTCCACCACCTCAAGAAGATCCTTTGGTGGCAATTAGACAACAAGAATTGCAAATAAAAGCCAATGATTTGCAACGAAAAGAGTCTGAGTTTGATGTAAGGCAAAAGCTAGAGAAAGAAAAAGAACGTAATGATACTCTTATAGCCCAACAACGTATTGATGTTTCAGAAGAAGCGTTGAAGGACAAAACTAGAATTGCAGAAGATCGTATTCAAACTCAAAGAGACATTGCTGAATTTAACGCTAGACAAAAAGGAATGAATTAATGGGTTCTGTAAGAGATAAAATTATTGCACAAATAAGGGCAGCAAAAAGAGGTGTTGAAAATGCCGTTGAAAAAGGGGTCGAGTCAGCAAACGATACAATTCAACGTGTCCAAGCTGATATCGGAGGGTTATCCTCAAAAGCAAGCAGTAGCGATAGCGTTGAGCCAAAAAAAGAAATCAAAAAAGCAAAGCCCAAAGCAAAAGCGAAAAAAAGTACAAAAAAAAGCGCTGGACGGAGCAATAAAAAAGATTAGTCCAATATCAAGACCCCAGAGGTTTAAAGGTATTTTATAATTTTGTGGTAATATTACTTGTATTTCCCTAAAGATCCTATATTTTGTTTTTAGGAGGTACTATGGAAGCTATAAGTTTAGCAGACTATCTACTAAAAAGTATTCGTGAGCGCGATGGTAGATTGAAAGATAAGCTTGCGGACAATTCGATTAAATCATTTGAAGAATATCGGTACGTTGTAGGCGAAGTACGCGGAATGGCCTACGTTGAAGACGAAATTAAAACCGCGATGAAAGGTATAGAGCTTGACGATGACTAACAAAAAATTATTCGTCCCAGAACACGTTGCAAGAGCAGCGGCAAAAGACAAAAAAGTTTCTTCAGAATTACCAAAGCCTTTAGAAACAGCATTTGGTAAGAAGAAAGAAAAAAGTAAAAATGAAAGTGACCCCTCTAATTTAGAGCCATCTGCCCTGGAAAGACTTCCACAGCCTACTGGTTATAGGGTTTTGATTATTCCTTACTATCCCAGCGCAAAAACAAAAGGAGGAATTATTGTTCCTGATGCGATTAGGGAAAAGGAAAGTTTTGCAACAGTATCTGCTTATGTCGTTAAATTAGGACCTGATGCTTATAAGGATGCCCAAAAGTTCCCAAGTGGTTCTTGGTGTTCTGAAAAGTCATGGGTTCTTATAGGAAGATATAGTGGAAATAGGTTTAAAGTGGACGGACTTGAGGTTCGTATCATAAATGACGACAATATTATTGCAACAATACTTGACCCCACAGACATTTCATATGTATAAAGAACAGGAGAGCAGGAAAAATGGCTATGAATGAAGAAGTTCGTGAAGAAGAAATTAAAGAAGATGGCTCATCTATTGTTGAAATAGAAGAAGAAACAACTTCAGACGAGGTTGAGGCATCTACTGAAGAAAAAGAAGAAACCCGAACAAATGTTCGTGATGATTCTAAAGCTTCAGATGGAGATGAGGAACTAGCGTCTTTTAGTGACAATGTTCAGCGTCGAATAAATCAATTAACCGCCAAGCGTAAGCAAGCTTCAGAAGAAGCTCAAGCTGCCTATCAGTACGCCCAACAAAAAGAATCAGAAAATCAAAAATTAAAACAAAGGTTGGGGCAACTAGATAAAGGTTATATGAGTGAGTACGAAGGTCGTGTTGTTTCTCAAGAAACTCAGGCAAAACGTGCTTATGCAGATGCACATGAGTCTGGAGATGTTGAAAAAATGGCAGAGGCTCAATCTGCTATTTCTCAAATAGCAATAGAGAAAGAAAGATTAAGAATTCAAAAAGCTCGTGCTGCTACTAATCAGCAACAACAACAGCAACAACAGCAGTTTCAGGCGCAACAAGCTCAACAAGTGCAGCAGCCTCCTGTAAATCAAGCACAAGAAGATCCAAAGCTTAAAGATTGGTTATCTAAGAACGAATGGTTTGGAAAAGATCGTGTTATGACTCGTGCTGCTCAAGCAATACATGAACAGTTAGTTTTAGAAGAAGCATTTGATCCATCAAGTCAGGAATATTATTCTGAGATTGATAAGAGATTACGTGTTGAAATTCCAAATAAATTTACAAAGGATGATAAAAAAAACGCTCAAGCTATCACTCCTTCGTCTGGTAACGGACGGTCTTTAAAAAGTGGGCGGAAAAAGTCGGTTGAATTAACACCGGGTCAAGTCGCATTTGCTAAGAAAATGAGGATTCCTCTTGATACATATGCAAAAGAAGTGGCTAAATTAGAAAATAGGAGAGACTAATGGCAGATAGGACAGCACGCGATACAACAACGCGGGAGAGTACACAAAGACCTCAAACATGGCGTCCAGGATCAGCCTTGGAAGCTCCAGAACCACCAATCGGTTATCAACACCGTTGGATACGCGAATCCGTAATGGAATTCGACGATAAGACTAACGTTCATAAAAAACGGCAAGAAGGATGGGACCTTGTTCGCGCAGAGGATTACCCAGATTATGTAGGACCAATAGTAGATGAGGGAAGAAACGCTGGCATTATAGGTGTTGGTGGTCTTGTTCTCGCTCGTATCCCCGTCGAAATGGCAGAGCAGCGGAATAGGCACTATCAAGGTGTCTCTCAACAACAAATGGAAGCAGTGGATCGTGATTGGATGCGTGAAAACAATCCAGCCATGCCGAAACTTGCTCCACAACGTAAATCATCTGTAAGCTTCGGCACAGTCCGAAATACAGCGAAAAACTCTGAAGGAGAGTAAAAATGGCAAATCAAGATGCTGCTTTCGGTTTACGTCCTATTGGTCGAATAGGGGGAACCCCTTTCACTGGTGGACAAAACCGATACAGAATCGCCGCAAACTACGGTACATCTATCTTCCAAGGTGACATGGTAGCCCAAGTCACTGGTGGTGGTGTAGAAATACACGCCGATGGCGGAACAGTACCTATTGTTGGTGTGTTCAACGGTTGCACTTACACAGATCCTACATCTGGTGATGTAACATTTAGTAACTATTACCCTGCAAGCACTAATGCTTCTGATATCATTGCTTTTATCATTGATGACCCTATGGTTGTTTTTGAAATTCAAGCAGATGCGGCATTCCCAATTGCAGATTTGTTGGGTAATTTTGATGTCGTATATACAAGTGCTGGGAGTACCGTAACAGGTATATCTGGTTCTGAATTGAAAGTGACTGATGGAGGAACAGCAACTACGCTACCTCTAAAAGCCATTGATATTTCTCAAGATCCTGAGAATAGCGACGTAGCCACAGCTAACACTAACGTGAAAGTTGTTATCGGTAACCATATATTCGGCGTCAAAGGCGCTGGGTTAGCATAAGGAGATTGAGTTATGGCTATATCACGTTCACAACTCGTAAAAGAGCTAGAGCCGGGCCTCAATGCCTTGTTCGGAATGGAGTATGCTCGTTATGAAGGCGAACACGCTGAAATCTTTGATACAGAATCCTCGGATCGAGCTTTCGAAGAAGAAGTGATGTTGGTTGGATTTGGCAACGCTCCAACAAAAACTGAAGGAGCTGGAGTCGATTTTGATGACGCTAACGAAGCATACACTGCCCGTTATTCGCATGAAACCGTCGCTTTGGCTTTTGCATTAACTGAAGAAGCAATTGAAGACAATCTATATGATCGTCTTGGCGCACGCTATACAAAGGCTCTTGCCCGATCTATGGCTCACACTAAGCAGGTTAAAGCTGCTGCTGTGCTGAACAATGCGTTTAATGCAAGCTTCACTGGTGGGGATGGTGTAGAACTTTGTTCTGCGGTGCATCCACTTGGTGCAGGTGGTACATTTGCAAACGAACCATCAACTGCAGCTGATCTTAACGAAACATCGTTAGAAAATGCTTTGATTGATATTTCAACTTTTGTAGATGAAAGAAATATGATTATTGCCCTTCGTGGAGCAAAAATGATAATTCCACCTCAGTTGCAATTCATTGCAGATCGTTTGCTAGAATCAACTTTACGTCCTGGCACTGCTGATAATGATATTAACGCGACAAAGAATATGGGAATGGTTCCAGAGGGTTACACAGTTAACCACTTCTTAACAGACCCTGATGCGTTCTTTATCAAAACAGATGCTCCAAATGGATTTAAACATTTTGAGCGTTCACCCATGCGTACAAACATGGAAGCTGACTTCGATACAGGTAACATGAGATTTAAAGCTCGTGAGCGTTACTCGTTCGGATTTAGTGATCCTCGTTGTGTATATGGGTCACCAGGAGCTTAATTGCTCTAGTATATTAATTAAAAGAGGCGGCTTTGGTCGCCTTTTTTTGTAACTTTAATAAGGAGAAAATTATGGATTGGATTAAAGGAAGACTAAAAGAGCCTTCAAGCTATGGAGCTGCGGCTGTCGTTGGTGTTGGTCTGGGCATTCTACTAACACTGCCAATATTAACTTGGGCAGGTATTATATGCGCTATATTCGGATTGGTTCTTAAAGAAAAATCAAGTGAATAAAATAACCTTTCTTTTTACAGAAAGGTAGTGTAATCTAAACATACCTTGACAGTTGCATTGGGCAACTGACATTTGCCAAGACAAGGAGATAAAAATGGCTAATACAACTTTCTCAGGACCAGTGCGTTCTGAAAACGGTTTTGAAACCGTATCTAAAAATGCGACCACTGGTGCAATTACAATTACCAGTGGCTCAAAAATGGGAACTGAAGCTGCAGGTGGTGCTGGTATTGAAGGAACCGCTGCTGTTTACATTACTCAAGTAGAGCGTCTTAAAAGCGATACTACAACAAACGTCAATATCGTAAAAACAACTATTATGATGGATCTTACTGGTTTGCGTTCAACTGCGGCCGGAGATATCATTGGTAAAGATGGTTCTGGCGTTGCTTACATTGGTCGCGTTACAACTGCAAACCAAGGTACGGTGTTTGGCGTAACCATGATGTGTCTTGAAACTCCAGCAGGTGGTGATCCAGACATTAATTTACATTCTGCTACTGAAGCTACAGGTGTTGAAGATACGCCTATTTCTGATTTAACTGAGACTTTGATTATTAACTCAGGTGATTTAGCAGCAGGTAGTTTAGTTGCTGGTGGCGATATCGCAGCAGATCAATATCTTTATTTAACTGCGGGTGCAGCAACAGATGCCACTTATACAGCGGGTAGATTACTTATTACAATCACTGGTTATGATGTTGCTTCTTAACCTAAAATAAGGAGTAATTAATATGGCTGATGCTGTAGCGACTCAAACGCTTCAAGATGGCGCAAAAATGCTTGTTCAGAAATTTACTAATATTTCTGATGGAACAGGTGAAAGTGCTGTTGTTAAAGTAGATGTTAGTGGTTTAGCCTCTAATTCTAACGGTCAAGCGTGTACTGGTGTTACAATTGACAAAATTTGGTGGCAGTGCATTGGAATGAAAGTTCGTATCTTATTTGATGCAACTACCGATGTAATGGCTATTGAGCTTGGTGAAAACCAAAGTGGTAATCATGATTACACTGATTTTGGGGGTCTGACAAATAATTCAGGTTCTGGAAAAACAGGGGATGTCGCATTTACTACTGTAGGTCATGCCAGCGGAGACACTTATACAATTATTATGTCAATGCGGAAAGATTATGGCTAAACGCCCTGATAAAATGCCAAAGCGCAATAAGAAAAATTTCCGTCCCACAAAGTCTGGGGCGGGAATGACTAAAGCTGGAGTTAAATCTTATAGGAGAAAAAACCCTGGCAGTAAATTAAAAACTGCTGTTACAGGTAAAGTAAAGCCAGGCAGTAAAGATGCAAAAAGACGTAAGTCATATTGCGCTAGATCTGCTGGACAAATGAAAAAGTTTCCAAAGGCGGCTAAAAATCCAAACAGCCGTTTGCGTCAAGCTCGTAAAAGATGGAAGTGTTAAATGGCAATAAGTCGTAGTACAATGAAAAAACAAGTTACTAAGCCACCTCAAAAAAAAGATGATATGCCTAGAGGTTTAACTTATTTTAGAAAAGGTGGAGCTGCTTCAAAAAAATCTAAAGGTAGTAAAATATGCCCTTCTGGAAAAGCATGGGCTAAAAGAACATTTGACACATATCCAAGCGCTTATGCAAATATGGCAGCCTCTAAATACTGCAAAGACCCTAATTACGCAAAAGGCGCAAAGGGTAAGAAAAAGAAGAAAAGCTAATGGGTGCGCTTAAAGATTGGGTAGATCAAGATTGGGTTCGCGTCGGCACTGACGGAAAGATAAAAGGTAAGTGCGGCACTTCTAAAGATAAAAAGAACCCAGATCGTTGTTTGCCCCGCAGTAAAGCGCAAAGTTTATCTAAAGAAGAACGTGCATCCACCGCTAAAAAGAAAAAACGTGAAGGATTAAAAGGTAAAACTGTGGTTTCCAACACTAAAAAAGCAAAAGTTAGCAATATGAACAATGGCGGTGTTGTTGAAACAAAGTCTAAACGTAAATTTAATGGAAAAACTATACCAAAAACTGCTGTTGCAAGAGGCTGTGGTAAAGTAATGTCTAATCGAAGAAAGCGTACAAAAGGCGCTGTAAGCCAATCATAAGGAGTTTATTATGGCTATGAAGAAAAAAGGAAACAGAACTGGTGGCAAAATTCGTCGTATGTCTAAAGGTGGAGCAGCAGGTGGCAAGAAAGTTCGCCGTATGTCCAAAGGTGGAGCCACTGGCGGTAAAAAAGTAAGTGGCAAAATGACAGTTGCACAACTTAGATCTGCCGCTAAGAAAATGGGTATGAAGGTGGTAAAAGCATAATAAATGGCTTATTTACACAGCAATATACCTTATTTTAAAGCATGGGTTCGTCGTGAATATACTCACAACCATGAAAGTTATCACGGCGAATTTCTCCATGCTATGGTTATTGGTGTAACCACAATACCGAATAGATGTTTAAGTTTTCAGGTTATATTTACTGGAAATGAGGCTGAAGGAGAAGAAGAAGACACAGTACATGGTGGTGCTATGTGGGCGCGTATGCCCATAACTGCGCTTGTTGGTGACATTCCTTTAGAAGAATGGCCTGAGCCAATGGAAACATACGATGCACAGCCTTGGGACTGCGCCTCTCATTATAACTCTGTTTATGTTATGGATAGAACTACTCCTTGTCCCTGGATGGCTAAAATAGATGGTCAAATGTATCCTGCAAAATATTTATTTACTGTAGACTACACTGAATCAGAAATAGCAGATGACCCAGCGCAACATAAACAAAACCATGTACTTCAGCTATTAGATGCTGGAAAATGGACTGGTAATATTGTTGCGTTACCTAATAACCGTGTGCGTGTAACTCACCCTGCTTGGTTTCAAACTGGAGAAGGCGCTCCTGATTTTAAACCATCTCAACATATACACTATTCAAAAAGTGATTTAGACTATACACTAGATGTTAACAAGGTTTTCGATAACCTTTATAACGAGGAATAACATGACTGTATCAGGCTCCAAAAATTTTGAATTAGACGTAGCAGATTATATTGAAGAAGCTTTTGAACGTTGTGGTTTAGAAGTTAGAACTGGTTATGATTTAAAAACTGCTAAACGCTCTATGAACCTTTTATTTGCTGATTGGGCTAACAGAGGTATCAATCAATGGACGATTGCACAAAGAAGCTTTACTGTTACAAGCAATGATGGTCAATATGATTTAAGTGCTGATGTAATAGATATTTTATCTTTGGTAATACAAAGAGATAGCACAGATTATTCTTTAGATAGAATAAGTAGAGATGCTTATTTAAATATTCCTACAAAATCTACTCAAAGCAGACCTACCCAATATTTTTTAGATAGGCAAATAACACCAAATTTAAAATTGTGGCCTTTGCCAGATAATAGCACAGATGTGATATACTATGATGCTTTAATTCGTTTAGACGATGCAGATACATTTATAGATACAATTCAAATTCCCTTTAGGTTTTATCCAGCTTTAGCGGCTGGTTTGGCTTACTATATAGCAGTTAAGAAGGCTCCTGATAGAATACCTTTATTAAAACCAATGTACGAAGAAGAACTAGGTAGAGCTATGGACGAAGACAGAGATAGATCTTCTTTTCAAGTTTCACCTCAACTGAGAAGTTATAGATATGTCTAAGTATGCCTCAGATAAACGAGCATACGGTATATCAGACCGTTCTGGTTTTAGATACAGACTTAAAGATATGCGTAAGGAATGGACAGGTTTGCTTGTTGGAAAAGATGAATGGGAGTCTAAACAACCTCAATTAGAGCCAATTAAAACAAGACCAGACCCTCAAGCTTTAAGAAATCCAAGACCAGAGCAGAATTTAGCTGAACAAAGAGCATTACAGTATGGGTTTAATCCTGTTGGTTTTTTAGATATACCAGGAATAACTCCAGACAATAATTTAGTTTCTACTGGATCAGTAGGAGAGGTTACGGTGACAACAACATGAGTTTTACATTTACAACATTAAGAGAAGCAGTAGAGAATTATACTCAAAACAATGAAACATCTTTTATTTCTAATATGGGTATTTTTGTAGAGTTAGCTGAAGAGCGTATTTTAAAATCAGTTCAATTAAATGTTTTTAAGAAAAATGCAGCAGGTGCTATGACTTCAGGAAATCAGTATTTAGCTGTTCCTAGTGACTTTTTAGCACCTTTTTCTTTAAGTATTACTACAAGCACGCCTGACGTTGAAAACAGTAATACTTTTGAATTTCTTTCATTTAAAGATTTAGATTTTGTTGAAAGTTTTGGCCCAAATCCAGCAACAACTGGTGTGCCAAGGTATTATGCTCAATTTGATGTTGATAATTTTCTTATTGGGCCGACACCTAATAGTTCTTATGTTTCTACTCTAAGTTATTTTTATAGACCCGCTAGTTTGACTGAAAGTCAATTAACGTTAACAGTAGGGGCAACCGGGAGTTTTACAAACGGTGAAAAAATCACTGGAGCAACAAGTGGTGTGGTTTCTACTATTAAAGCTATTCCAAGCTCAACTACATTAACAATATTAGTTCCCTCTGGTACGTTTACAGATGGAGAAACAATTACTGGAGCAACAAGTGGAGCAACAACCACTGTAACCTCTACTGGTTCTGACGCAACTATTAGCTGGTTAAGTGAAAATGCTGAAATAGCATTGTTATACGGCACTTTAATAGAGGCAAGTGTTTACATGAAGGAGGAGCAAGATATTATGGCTATGTATAGCTCAAGATTTGCAGAAGCAATGTCAAGGTTAAAAAATCTTGGAGAAGCTAAAGAAGTAACAGATCAATACAGAACTGGTGAAATTATAAGGCAGAAAACATAATGTTAACAAATTCACTTAGTATGTCAAATGACTTTGCTGTAACTGTAGAGACAACAAACAATAGAGGTTTTACGCCAGAAGAAGTAGCAGTTCGTTGCGTAAATAGAATTATTGGAGTTTCTGATAAAGCGGACCCTGCTATTAGAGATCAAGCTCACGCTTACAGAAAGCAAATAGAATCAATAGTTGCAAATTATATGCACCAGGCTATTAAAAGTGATAGAACTACTGTATATAATGCAATTAAAGATTCTGGAAACCCGAAATTAGCAGAATATATAAGGAGAATGTGATGGCTTTTACTGGGAATTTTTTATGCACCTCATTTAAAAAGGAGTTAATGGAAGCAAAACATAACTTCTTAGCTTCTGGGGGTAATACTTTTAATATTGCTTTGTACACCAATAGTGCAAGTTTTACAGCAGCAACTACTGCATATACAACTAGCAATGAAATAAGTGGAACAAACTATAGTGCAAAAGGACAGGCACTTGGAAATGTAAATCCAACAACAAGTAGCACAACAGCGTTTACTGACTTTACTGATGAAGTTTTTTCAAATGTAACTATATCATCTGTTCGAGGTGCTATGATATTTAATGATTCAGCGTCTGGAGATCCCAGCGTTTGTATTTTAGATTTTGGTGCAGATAAAGCAGCAAGTTCTGGTGATTTTACAATTGTATTTCCAACAGCTGATGCGAGTAATGCGATAATTAGGATCGCCTAATGTCCGATGCCATTGTTGCGCTTTTAGGGTGGAATAGCTCTACCAGAGGGTGGAATGAAGGCGCGTGGAACGCAGGAATAGCTTTACCTGGCGCTACTGGCGCAATTACCGGAGTTGCGGTTAGCGGAGATGGCGTAATTGGTGTTACTGGTACTAACGGCACAGGTGCTGTTGGCTCTGTAACAGTTACTGGTGAAGCAAACATTTCAGTTACTGGTGTTGCTGGAACATCCGCTTTAGGAAACACATTCGAAACTTTAAATGGTGTTTCTTCCACTGGAGCTGTTGGTTCAGTTACTGTTACTGGTGAGGCAAATATTTCAGTAACAGGTGTTGCAGCAACAACAGCTTTAGGAAACACATTTGAGACTCTAAACGGTGTTTCTTCTACAGGCGCTGTTGGCTCTGCGACTGTTACTGCTGATTCAAACATTTCTGTCACTGGCGTTAATGGCACAGGTTCTGTTGGAACAGTAACAATTACAGCCAGTTCAAATATTTCAGTTATTGGCGTTAGCGGCACAGGAGTAATAGGTTCTTTAAGAGCAACATGGGGCCAAATAATACCAGATCAAAACGCAAGTTATCAAGAGCTTGTGCCAAATCAAAATCCGAGTTACAATAATGTAACTCCTTCTCAAACTCCAAATTGGGAAACCGTAGAATATAAAAATACTATAGCAGCATAGGAATTACAAAATGGCTAGTACATACGTTAATAACCTCAGACTAGAAGAGATAGGTTCAGGAGAACAATCTGGTACTTGGGGTGATACAACAAACACAAATTTAGAAATAATAGGCCAAGCGGTTGCCTGGGGAACCAGAGCTATTGCAGACGCTTCAACAGATAATATTACAATTGCAGACGGTGCGTTAGACGCTGACAGGTGCCTTGGATTAAAACTCACAGGTGGCGGTCAAGCGTGTACGGTCACACTTCTGCCAAACACAAGTTCCAAAACATGGTTCATGTATAACGCAACCAGCTACACACTAACGTTTACTTGTGGTAGCGGTGCTAATGTAGCAATTCCAGCAGGGCAAACCAAGGTTATTGCAACGGATGGTTTAGGTTCGGGTGGCGTGGTTCACGATTTACTTACAGCGGTTAACTTAGCAGGAACCACAGTGGTTGATGATTTAACGGTTAGCGATGATCTAACTGTTACAGGCGACATAGACGTAGACGGCACAACCAACCTAGACGTGGTAGACATAGACGGTGCTGTGGATATGGCTAGTACATTAACAGTAGCTGGAGTTTTAACTGGTGCGTCTTTAGACATCTCTGGCGATATAGACGTAGACGGTACTACTAACCTAGACGTGGTAGACATTGATGGTGCAGTTGATATGGCTACAACTCTTGCTGTAGCAGGTAACGTAGACTTTAATGGTGACTTAGACGTAGACGGTACAACTAACCTAGACGTAGTAGACGTAGATGGTGCAGTAAACTTTGCAGCAGACGTTACCTTTGCAGATGGTTCAGATATTATTACTGCTTCAGCAGGTGATAACAATGTTAGAGTAGGTTTAACCGCTGGAGACTCAATAGCAGATGGAGGTAATCAAAACACACTCATAGGCGATAGAGCAGGTACTGCAATTACAACTGGTGACCAGAATATTGCTATTGGTTTTGAAGCACTTCAAACAGAAGATGCTGGCAGCCGTAATACTGCTGTAGGTTCTTTTTCACTTCAAAACCTTAATGTTGATGGTTCAACTTATAATACAGCACTTGGATATTATTCTGGTAATGCAATAACCACAGGTGGAGACAATACTATAGTGGGTGGTTTAGCGGCTGACGCACTGACAACAGGTTTTAATAACGTAGCTATGGGTAGAAATGCTTTGTCTGCGGAAGACACAGGGCGTTACAACGTAGCTATCGGCATGAATGCTTTAAGTGATCAAAATGCAGATGTTGATAACTATAACACAGCAGTAGGCTATGCGGCTGGTGGAGATGTAACCACAGGCATTGATAATACCCTCATTGGTGGTCTTGCTGGTGATGCTATAACTGATGCGGATTATAATGTAGCTGTTGGTAAAAGTGCTTTAGGAACAAATACAGTAGGAAGTCATTCTGTAGCTGTTGGTAGAAATACTTTATTTACTCAAAACCCTAGCACTGCTACTGATATGTATAATACAGCAGTAGGAAGTGAAGCAGGTAAAGCAATAACGACAGGTGTAAGAAACACTTTAATTGGTAGTAGAACAGGCGATGCATTTACAGATGCAGACTATAACGTAGCACTTGGATATAACGCACTAACCTCAGACACACTAGGGTCTACATCTACAGCAATTGGTTACTCTGCATTAGAAACACAGAACTTCACTACAGCTACTAATTCTTACAATGTAGCAGTAGGCTATACAGCAGGTATAGCAATAACCACAGGCACTAAAAATGTAGTTGTTGGAGGATTAGCATTAGATGCTTCTGATACAGGATCTGAAAACACAGCTATCGGTCATCAGGCACTTACAGCCGATACTAAGGGTAATAGAAATGTTGCTGTAGGTGCTGGCACATTAGGTACTCAAAATTTCACAACAGCTACAAGCGTTTACAACGTAGCAGTTGGATATAATGCAGGTAATGCAGTAACCACAGGTCTTAAAAACACCCTCATTGGTGGCCTAGCAGGAGATGCACTTACTACTAATGGTTTAAACGTAGCGGTTGGGTACGGTGCATTAAGTACAGAAGACACAGGCTCAAGGAACGTAGCTATTGGTGTTAGTGCATTAAGTACACAAAATGCTGACACAACTAACTACAATGTTGCCGTTGGTTATAATTCAGGTGCAGGTGTAACCACAGGCTTACAAAACACCCTTATAGGTAGTCTTGCAGGTGATGCTTTAACAGATGCTGACTTTAATACAGCAGTAGGTTTTCAGGCTTTAACCACGGATACTCTTGGTAGTAATTCAACAGCTATCGGTAGAGAAGCATTAAATAATCAAAACTTTACGACTGCCACTGATTCTTACAACACAGCAGTAGGTTATCAATCTGGTAGGTCAGTAACCACAGGCATATCAAACACTATCGTAGGTGGTTTAGCTGGAGATGCTTTAACTGACGCTGATAAAAATGTTGCGGTAGGTCTAAGAGCTTTAAGTGGAGACACGCTAGGTAGTAAGTCTACTGCTATTGGTACAGATGCTTTAAAATCTCAAAACTTTACGACAGCTACAGATACTTTCAACGTAGCCGTAGGATTTGAGACAGGTCAAAACATAACCACAGGCATACAAAACACTCT